TTGCCACACCATGTATCGATCTTGTGACCGAAGTAAAGTTCCTTTCGGCAGAATTGTTTTACGTGGACCAATTCGTGAGCCAGGGTTGTGAGGGCTTCTTTTTTAGAAACACCTGCGTCAATGAGGATGTCAAACGAATGTGGTTCGTCCAATTGCCAGCACTCGCCGTAAGTGCCCGAATCCTTGATTAGGTTTTTTCTTCTTTTGACAGCGATGTGAAGTAATCGCTTCCTAGGGATAAGCTCGTTAATAAAGAAATTCGCAGCATCGCGGAATTCCTCTCTAAGTTTAGGGTTGTCCTTGCAGCCGTAGATCCTTAGGGTTTTGTCTATCATTTTAGCTATTATACGATATCCGGTTGGGAATGTAAACCATAAAATGGTAAAAAGCCCACATTTTTACTTAAAAACCCTTTGGTTTCGTGGTTTTAGTGGGCCAATTACTACTATTTATGATTTTCAGGTCCTTAGAGCTATACCTGGAAACCGCTGAAGTCTTGGTCGTTACCCCCGCTAAATGGAGCGTTGGGAATCGGTGCCACTGGGGCTGCAGCCTGGATAATATTGGCTGTGGGATCTGCAATGTCGTAGAGCCGCATTTTAGACCGATCAACGCCAACTGTGAAACGCTTGTTTGCGGCAAGATCGTTGTATCGATTCTTAAGCTGCTTAATCATCAATTGACCCATGCTTTCAAGTTGCTCTGTAGAGATAAGAGCAATCATAAGGTCAGCGGTTGCCGGTAGTCCAAAGCTTTCGGAAGTGTCAGTGAGATCAACATCGCTGTTGTTGAATCCCGTTCTTGTTACCTGAGTAGCACTCCAGATAGGAACGTTGGTTTCAACAGCCAGGCCTCGAAGTTCTTCTGCAATGGCTTTGATCAAGGAGTATGTGTTAACACCTCCGCTGAGACCTTTGATGCGGGAGGATGCACAGATGTTTAGGTAGTCAACGTAGATAACATCTGGGATGAAATCTCTTTTCATTTTAAGCTCTGTGAGAAGAGCTCGGAAGTGACCAACGTGTGCGCTAGCGGTTGGATATTCTTTAACAACAAGTTTACCGCTTGTCTTACTGGAAATGCTTTCGACCTTTGATGTGAATCGATCATTGGTCATTTCTTTTAGTTCGTCAATGCGGACATCAAAGAGGTTTGCATCAATACGTTCTGCGATGCGTTCCTCTGCCATTTCAAGTGTGATGTAAAGAACGTTTTTGCCCTGGGAAAGAGCAGCTGAAGCAAGGTGACACATGGCCAAGCTTTTACCAACTCCTGTTCCAGCAAGAATGATGTTAAGAGTTTTATTTGGTACACCACCGCCTGTGATGGTGTTCATCATCTCGAGATCAAATGGCATTTTGTCCTCGTGCTTGTTGTAAAAGTCGTATCGCTCTTGAGCGTTTTCAATGTAGTCGTGACCAACGTTTGTGTCGAATGTAACACTGAGTGCTTTGCTTAGAATGTCTGGGATAGCGCCTTCGGCTTTTTCTTCTTCGCCTTTGCCATCAATAATGCTAATGGCTTCCATGACTGCAAGATGCACTGCGCGATCTTTGCACCACTTTTCAGTTGTGGTAACAAGCCATGAATCGTCTGCTTCCGCAGGGGTTTCAAACGAATTGATTGTTTGAAGGATATCGTTTACGTTTGCTCGTGACGAATAATCAGAGCTTTGTAGCTCGATGCTAAGAACCTTAGAATTGGGAAGCTTGTTGTATTGACCAACAAACTTTAGAATCAAATCATAAACCGCTCGATCGGATCCCTCAAAGTATTCGGGCTTTAGGTGCGGCATTGCCTTGCGGCAATAAGTTTCATTATTAACTAAATTGTTTAGTATGATGTCCTCAATTCTTTTCGTCATCGTGTCCGATCTTAAATTCGTTTCTGGTTATAATGCTTTCGAGGATCCTTCCAATGTGATGCTGGAAGTCTGCGTCGCTTTTTAAATCCTCTTTGGGGTGTTCGTCGTTACCCTCGTCAAGCTCGTATGAAAAGCTTAGTTTGCCAAAGGTTTCTCCGTCGTGTTCTTCTTCGGTTAAATTGACATTTCCATAAACGTATACAACGTTTGTGTACGTGCCGCTTAGTAATTTTACCGCAAAGTGAGACGAATGTAAATCACTATTTACAAATTTGTAGTCAAATTCTTCTTCCATAAAAGAAAGCGGGACTGGGTACCACCACAACACCCAGCCCCGCGTTTTAGGTTTTACTTCTTACTCTTGGCTGGGGAATCAGCAGGATCGTCTCCCAGTAACGAGCGGTGAGCAACCTTAAATTTTTCTTCGATTGCAGACGCGAAGTCGGTATTCTCAAAGATGTTCTTCCAGAATTCTGCTTTGAGTGTGTCCTTCATCCGGACGTTGCCGGTGAGCTCTTCTTTGGTCTCTGGATTAACAGCCATGTACCAGCCATTCTTAGGCTTGATAACATATCCCATGTCAATAGCAACTTCAGTGAATCCAGACCAGCGTTCGATTCCGCCCTCCCATGAAACAGAGATTGGGATCTTACTTTTCTCTTTGACAAAGCGTGATTTTTCAATGTTAACAACGAAGTCGTATCCAACCACCTCTGTGCCGGATTTCTCCTGGCGACGTCCAATGATCCAAACGTTGTCTGCGCTGTACATAACGCCGGTACCACCACTGACGATAGCCTTTGGAAATAAGCCCATCTCTTGGTAAGTGTGGTTGATAGCAATCAAAGGAAGATCATTGATTGTGAGGAACGGTGTGACCATTCTGAAAAGACCTTTGAGAGCCTTTGCTCGGGTCATGTCAGCCACGGACTTTTCGTTCATTGCATCTTCAACTTCTTTCTTAGAAGCGATGTTACCAACGGAGTCAATGATGATAATGACTTTGTCTTTTCGTGTGATTTCTTTGAGCTGATGAACAAGGTCGAACTTAAGTTCTTCGATGTTTGTAACAGGTGTGTGAAGCACGCGGCTTGTGTCGATGTCAAATGATTCGAAGTAGGCCTGTGGAGAACCAAACTCTGAATCATAAAAGATCAGTGCTGCGTCTTTGTGCTTTTTAAGATAAGCACTCGCCATGAGAAGAGCAAAGCTTGTCTTGAAGTGCTTACTTGGTCCAGCGAGGACTGTGAGTCCGGAGGCAAGTCCTCCGTCGATGCTGCCGCTTAGTGCGACGTTGACCATTCCAACCGGAGTGGAGGTTAAGTCCTTTTCGGAAAAGAACTTTGAATCCGCAAGGATGTCTGCTCCTTTTACGCGGGATGATTTCTTGAGTTTATCTAGTACTGACATGTGTGTTTTTTCTTATTGATTATTTTATATAGGTGACCATTACTCCGGACTCTTTAAAGAACCGCTGAGCAATGTCGCAGGATTCGTTCCAGCGGTCTCCGCCGGATTCCTGCTCTTGCATCACCACTCTGCTAATCCCAACCTGGATAATAGCTTTGGCGCATTCGTGGCAAACTGGTAGTCCATAAACATAAATGGTTGAACCGTAAAGTGAAACGCCGGTGCGAGATGCGTTGTAAATTGCATTCATCTCTGCGTGGCAAATTCTTTTGTATTTCAATTCGCGATCGGCATAAAGCTCGTCGAGATCGCTCATGCCTCGTGGGAAGCCATTGTATCCTTGTGAAAGAACCTGGCCGCTGTCTCCAACGACCACCGCTCCTATTTTGGTTGAAGGATCTTTAGACCACGTTGAAACGACTTGTGCAAGGTCAAAGTATTTTCTGTCCCAGGATTGGTTATTCATTGTCTGTGATGTTTCGGTTTAAAAAGTCTTTGTCTGGTGATTGCCCATCGATACCGCCACGCATGTAAGAAACCGCGAAGGTTGCGTAGTTGATAAGATCCTTAAATGAATCTTCGAGTGATTCGAAGTTCGGGTTGTAATCTGGATCGAACTCCATGGCTTCCATAACGCTTCTGGCGCGAAGAACTTTGCCGTGCATGATCTCTAAAATAGTTTTTACACCGCTTGGGTAATAATCAGCCTGACGAATGGTGGAGCGAGGATTCTGATAATCGTTCGACTTTTTAAGTTGAAGTTCCGCGCATTCTTTTAAAACGCGGAGGCTTTCTTTATCGTTGTTCATGGATATATTCTACCACAAATTGCGGCATTTGTAAACATCTAATTTGATTTAATTTCTTGATAATTCACCAAGGTGTTTTGTATTGGTTCTTTGTGAAGCAACCAAGTTTGCATCCACACCGAGTATGCCTGATCCCATGCATGGGAAGGAATGCTTTCACCAATCTGAGCGAGTATTCGATCTTCGAGCTGACGTGCGATGGTTGGCTTTTTATTGGTCTTTACCATAGTTCTCAAGCTCCGCTTTGGCGTGGCGAAAAGTCCTGCCGACTCGATCGTAAACAGGCACTTCGAGTTCGTCTCCAACCTGGCCTGCTGCTCTGTGACCGAGATGATCCCAAAAGTACTCCCAGAGTTTGTCAACGATTTTTACTTCTGCGGATGTCATAAACTCTTTATTAAAAGCTTGATGTCTTCCAACGAGATGTAAACATTTTCGTCTGCTTCATCAACGCTGCGGTACTCGCTTACCCTTGATAGGTCTGCTTCCTTTACTCTCTGATTCCACGTTTTGTTAGAAAGAGTTGTTGTGCAAGAAGCAAGTACGATTATTAAAATGATTAGTACGAAATACTTCATTAGTTAAATGGTGACCATTCGATTGGATGGAATCCGAGGTCCGCCCATGAAATCCAACCACGGTAGTCAATGGAAACGTCTTCGGTGCAAATTAGAATCGTTTCAGATCCTTCTTTTACAACTCGCTTTAGTTTGATCCCATGCCTTGTTTGAAGGTCAAGAAACGTGTCGCGTTGGCGCCGACTTGTTTCTTCTGTGTAGTTCTCAATGCGAGGATTAATTGTGCGTGTTATTCTTGTGATCAGGTTCATTTTATTAGTAGCTGTATTTTGGCGATTCTTCTTTGCTTGGATTACTTGGATCTACCATTCGAAGTCTTAGACTTTCAATACCTTTGTCTGCGATGTCTGCGGCTGGATCTCCGTCCTGCCACATGTCGTCTTGTTGTCCGCAAGACTTGGTGTATATGCTGACCCATACGCTAATTTCAAAATCGTCTTTAAGCTTAATCATAGTTATTTTGTTATGGCCATCCAAAGGCCTACGTTGCTGAGGGCATACGCTGCATACGTAATCCCCATTGGTATATTGTGTCGCCAGAACTGATCAACACTAACAAGAGTGTAGATCGCTCCGGTGATGATGATAAGGTATCCGCTCGGAATCATTTATCTGTGTGTGATCATTCCGGTGATGATTAAACCTGTAAGGCAAACACAGCAGGTAATGAAAACCAGGGTGTCCTGAGTTGCCGGTGGGAATATCACTGAATGAGCAAGGGTGTGTAGTATTTGTTCTGTCATTGTTATTAGGGTTGTGGTAAAATGGCTCCTGGGGTTGGATTCGAACCAACGACCGATCGGTTAACAGCCGATTGCTCTACCACTGAGCTACCCAGGATTTTAAATTAGTCGCGAACAACACGGTGTGAGGCTGTAAAGTAATCGTACTCCTGCTGAAGGCCAAACTCCCAAGAACCAGGCTCAAGAGTAATTGCGTTGTGCCGATTGGTCATCACGCATCGGATTTGTGTTGGGCTGGAGTTTTTCATAAAGGTTGTTCCCATTTCGTCTTGAAAGAATTTAACTCCTTCGAGTGCGTCAACCACGTGGTGATTGCCCGTGGTTTCGCTGTCGGCAACAACGAGGCAGTCCTTTACGTTCATCGCCTTTGCAGTAGCAGGAATTTCGCTTGGGAAGACCATGCATTCTCCGTGCAGAATTACTTTGTTTTTCTGTGTGTTCATAAATTTATATTGTTCTTTTATGCGATTGCATCAATGCG